TGGTAACTCATCCTAAGCAATTTTAAATATGCCTAAACAACGTACACTCAAGTTTACTATTCGACAGGATGGTCATGTAACTGAAGAAGTTATTGGTGCAGCATCTCATGAATGCTTAAATCTAACAGAATCAATTGAAAAGAAACTCGGTGAGTTAGAAACCCGTCAATTTAAACCAGAATTTTACCAACCTGCTATCGTTAACGAACATGTCACACTTCAGCGCAATAAAAACCAAGATCAGGAACAAACCTGAGTTACAAGAAGCATTAGAACTTCTACAATATACTGTAGTAGAAGATCAAGAATTAAGAGTAACTGGTGCTCATGGGATTAAGCATGAGACTGTAACTGCTGATCTTGCTATTGCTAAGGATATTGGTTTTAGATTAAATCCAATGACAAATGAGTATGAATTAGTTGCTGATTTAGAAACTTGGAATCAACCTATTCCAGTAGAAAGGTTTATTGATAAAGTAAATCAACAATATGCTCGTATGACTATTCATAATAGTGTAAAGAAAATGGGATTCCAAATAGAAGAGGAATGGGAAATGGACGATAATTCTATAGAATTGGTTGTTACTCGTTGGGATTGATAAATACCCTTGGAGACCTGCGTTCTTTCCATGAAATCTCTTAAAAAATTTACTGAATCTGTAAAGATAGAAGATGCCAATGGGAATCTTGCTGCAGAAGTATTTGATATTATTAAACCAGAACCACTTAAACCCACTTATAATAATATTAAATGGGAAGATTTAAGTGAGGTTAGAAGAATGCCAAATTATAATAAACCTGGAAATATAATACAAATTCGTTTAGCATGGAGAGGAAAAGCATTTTCTATTCAGATGTTTTTTCCTTCAGTTAAAAAACCCTCTAGAAAAGAAGTTATAACTCAGATGCAGAAAGTATATCCTGGTGCTAGATTATGGAGTTACGATATTTCTGAATACGATGCGGGGGAACCGATTCTTCAAGTAGGAGATTAAATTATGCCTTTGACTGGTTATGATGATGTATATCTTGGCAATCCTAATTTAAAGAAAGCCAATACTAAATTAGAATTTACTCAAGAGCAAATTCTTGAATTTGTTGCGTGTAAAAATGATCCTGTATATTTTGCTAAACAGCATGTAAAGATTGTTTCTCTTGATGAAGGTCTTGTACCTTTTGAACCATATGATTTTCAAGAAAGATTAATTCAGAATTTCCACGAGAATAGATTTAATATCTGTAAGATGCCTCGTCAGACTGGTAAGTCTACAACATCGGTATCTTACTTATTACATTATGCGGTGTTTAATGATAATGTTAATATAGGTATCCTTGCTAACAAAGCAGCAACTGCCAGAGATTTACTGGGTAGGTTACAAACTGCTTATGAGAATCTTCCCAAATGGATGCAGCAAGGAATTATATCATGGAATAAAGGTTCATTGGAGTTAGAAAATGGTAGTAAAATCTTGGCTGCATCTACTTCTGCTAGTGCTGTTCGGGGTATGTCTTTCAATATCCTATTCTTGGATGAATTTGCTTTTGTTCCCAATCACATCGCTGAGTCTTTCTTTGCTAGTGTTTATCCTACTATTACTTCTGGTAAAAGCACAAAAGTAATCATGGTTTCAACCCCTCACGGGATGAACCATTTTTATAGGTATTGGCACGATGCAGAAAGAGGTAAGAATGAATATATTCCAACTGATGTGCATTGGTCAGAAGTTCCTGGTAGAGATGAGGTATGGAAAGAACAGACTATTGCTAACACATCAGAACAACAATTTAAGATTGAGTTTGAGTGTGAGTTTCTAGGATCTGTTGATACTCTTATTGCTCCCAGTAAGTTGAGGAGTATGATTTATCAGACACCAGAAACAACAAGTGCTGGATTAGATGTATATGTAGAACCTCAAAAAGATCATGATTATGTTATATCAGTTGACGTTGCAAGAGGAGTTGGAAAAGATTACTCTGCATTTGTAGTTGTTGATATTACAGAGTTCCCTCATTCTGTAGTTGCAAAGTATAGGAATAATGATATTAAACCAATGCTTTTTCCTACTGTTATAAATGATGTTGGAACAAGTTATAATGATGCATTTGTTTTATGTGAAGTAAATGATGTTGGTGATCAGGTTGCTGCTATATTAAATTATGACTTAGAATATAAAAATCTTCTTATGTGTTCTATGAGAGGAAGAGCAGGTCAGGTTGTTGGTCAGGGATTCTCTGGTAAGAAAACTCAACTTGGTCTTAAGATGTCAAAGACAGTTAAGAAGGTAGGTTCTCTTAACTTGAAAACTTTAATAGAATCTGATAAACTACTTTCATGTGATTATGATATAATGAGTGAGTTGACAACCTTTATCCAGAAGGGCAACTCATTTGAGGCAGAAGAAGGTTGTAATGATGACCTTGCTATGTGTCTTGTCATATATGCATGGTTGGTTGCTCAAGATTACTTTAAGGAACTTACTGATCAAGATGTAAGGAAAAGATTGTATGATGAGCAAAAGAATCAAATTGAACAAGACATGGCTCCATTTGGATTCATGTCAGATGGATTAGATGATATGGAGAGTTTTGTAGATGATCAAGGAGATAGGTGGCATACTGATGAATATGGAGATCGTTCTTACATGTGGGAGTATATGTAATGTCTAGAATTAGATTACCTGAATGGTTAAGAAATGAAATTAAAAAGATAGTCAGAGAGTCTATGGATGAATGGACTTCTGATTGTCAGTATCTTACCCAAGATAAAGGGGATGGTGCTTACTATTGTTCTAAAAAAGATTGCGAAGGAGTGAGGTTTCCCGATGGAACTAACTGAAGAAAATGTAATTAAAGTTCTCGAAGAACTTATACCTTATATTGAAGCAGATGGAGGGTGGTTAGAATTTGTAGAAATAGAACACGAAACTAATTTTGTTAAGGTAAGATTAGGTGGTGCATGTTCTACTTGTGCAATGAGTGCTATTACATTAAAGCAAGGTATAGAAACTAAGTTATGTCATGAGATTCCAGATTGTTATGGAGTTATCCAGGTTCTCTAACAGTGTCAGTGAGTCCACACTGAACTAAGCAAAATTACTCAATCTGTGCTATAAATATATGCAGTACGGGATTGAAACAATCATGCCCCTGACTCAACAGAGACATTACACAGTCGGTTATCACGACACTGAATTACATCATCACGAGATATGTGAGTACGCTGTAGATTCATATAACGCAATACAGAATTCCAAAGAGGATGTTCCCTATTTACAGGAGCATCCTCATTTTATTGACTATTGTGTGAGTGAAGAAGTAAAACAAGTTGCTGATTTTATGGCAGCAGGAATCCCTATGGGACATTAATTATGGCAAAACATAAGCACGAGATTATGTGGTGGATGAGTAGACTAACTATAATGGGTACGTCTTTAGGACTATCCACTTGGTTAGCCGCACAAGCATATGCATAGTTATAAGAACCCTTCTAAGGCACAAGACTTATCACACCTAGAAGCACAAGTCACTAAAGGTAAGAAGTATTATGATGATCAGGGATGGGAGATCTCTGCACCCATTTCTGATAGAGAATGTATCTATAAGTGTCTAGAAAATTGTGAGCAACTTGCTGGACTTGATAGGAAGCAAGTTAAAAGGTTGATGGAAGAGTTTGAGAGTGGACAAAAGGGTGAAGATGTTGTAGACTTAGTATCAGAGTATCCTCCTTTATAACTATGGCATGGGATGACCCACTTGATTTTAAGAAAGAAGGTATCACATTAGATTACAAGACTGCTGGTGTAGATATAGATGCTGGTAATGAATTTGTAGAAAAACTTAGAGAGAAAGCACCAGGTATTGGTGGGTTCGGTGGGATGATTAAGATTCCATCAGGTTATGATGAACCCATTTTAGTATCTGGTGCTGATGGTGTTGGTACGAAACTTAATATTTGTCTGGTTGCTAATGACTATACAACTATAGGACAAGACTTAGTTGCTATGTGTGTCAACGATGTGATTACATGTGGTGCTAATCCATTATATTTTTTAGATTATATTTCTACTCAGAAATTGGATGGTAATGTAGCAGATATTATGGTAGGAGTTTTAAAAGGATGTGAGATAGCAGGTATGGATCTTCTAGGAGGAGAAACTGCTGAACATCCAAGACAACTTCATTATGATATGGCAGGTTTCTGTACTGGTATAGTAGATAAGGAGGATATTATAGATGGGAAAAGTATTAAACCAAGTGACAGAGTTATTGGGTTAGCAAGTAGTGGACTTCATAGTAATGGATATAGTCTTGTTAATTATCTGTTGACTAGACATCAAATATTTTATGCTGATCATCCTGAGTTACTTACTCCAACTACAATCTATGCACCAGTAGTTAAGAGATTATTGAGTGAGATGGATGAGGTATATGGTATGGCACATATTACAGGTGGTGGTATTCCAGAAAACTTACCACGTTGTTTACCTAAAGGATTGAAAGCACATGTTGATTGGAATGCTTGGAGGGTTCCAGAAATATTTAAGAAGATACAACTAAAAGGTAATGTGGATGAATTAGAGATGAGAAGAGTATTTAATCTTGGTATTGGATACTGTGTAGTAGTTCCTGCTAACAGACTAGAATTTGCTATGGATGTTATTGGTGATGAAAATCTTGGTTGTTGGGAGATTGGAGAGGTCTACGAGACTAAATAAAAGAAAAGTGTTTTGAGAAATGGATTCCAAAGATTTTAGAACCTTAAACGACGCATATAGATTTGTATATGAAGCGAAGGCAGAGTCTCCTGAGAAAGAAGAGGAGGACATGAAAAAGGATGATGATCTTTTTGGATCTCCTAATAAGAAAAAGAATGGTAAGAAAGCAGACAAAGATTATGATGGTGATGGCAAAGTAGAAAGTAGCAAAGACGAGTACTTTGGTTCCAAAGACAAAGCCATTAAAAAGGCAATGAATAAGGAAGAATATACTGTAACTAATGCTGATAAGAAAGGTAACACTCCTGCATATCAAGCATATAAAGCAGGTAAGAAGAATGTGAAAACTGGCAAACCTCTTTATAAGGCTGCTGACCATATGAAAAAAGAATCTTTCTCAAGTTGGAGAGATGATCTTAGAGAGATTGTAAGTGCTCACCCCATAACTGATGTTGAATCAGAAAAGGAAGTGACTGAAAAGAAGGGTATTAAAAATAAGGTTGTTATTAATCCTAAGATGACTGAAGCAGTTGCATCAATTGGTGGTCGAGTAATTTCTGAGAGAGAAGTAGATCTTCAAGAGAAGCAAAAAGACACTCCTGATCAGGTAAAGGCAGTTATTGCTTTTGATAAGGCAAGAAAAGGTACTAGAGATGCTACTTATGACAGTATGCATGGTAAGAAGAAGCAAGCTAAGAAAGAACGTGACTATGCTAAGTGGCAACGTGACAAGGGAGCAGAAGATGCACAGAAGTCAGGTCATCGTTGGAAACATGCTAAGGGATCTACTAGGGAGAAAGAAGGTAAGAAGAGTGAAACACATGCTTACATAAAGGATTCTTATGCAGTAGAAGGGGTACTTGGTACAAAAGCTAAGGGTATAGTCGGTAAAGAAGTTAAGGAACTTGAAAAAGCAAATTATACCATGAAGGATACTCCAGTAGTAAATGCAGACAAGACTGACACTCCTAATTACAAAGGTAATAAGTTTGGAGTAAAGAAAGCTCCTGCTTCACAAGTAGCAGCAGTTGAAGAAAAGGATTGGATTCAGAAAGCAGTGAAGAGACCAGGTGCATTTACTAGAAAAGCCAAGGCAGCAGGTCAGAGTGTTCAACAATTTGCAAAAACTGTTGATGATAATCCTAATAAGTACAGTACAAGGACTAAGAAGCAAGCAAATCTTGCTCAGACCTTTGCTTCAATGAAGAAGGAAGATGTTGAAGAACTCTTTTACACTCTGATAGCAGATTAATGAAAAATCTTAATCAATTTTTAAATGAAAGGTCTTTCACTTTTATCGGTAAAAAGAAACCAGAGAAGAAAGCTGAGAAGGCAATGGATGCTGGTGCAAGAGCAAAGAGAAAATTAGCAAGAAAGGCACATGCAAAGTATGTTTCTGGTAGTGAAGACTTAGTACCTGATGATATTAGAGAAAGTGATGTGCATTCAGGACAAGGGGAAAAGATCCAGAAGAGAACTAAGAAGTGGATGGATAAGAAAGGTATGAAAGGTGCTCCTGGTTTAGATGCAATGAAAGCAAGAACTGCAGAGCATCAAGCAAAGAGAGGTGTAAGGGAAGACAAAGCCTTTGATTACGTTGTTGCTAAACTTAAAAAGCAACATGGTGATGGGGTCTTGACAAAACGTGATAAAATTAAACCACAAAGTCCTGCAGAAAAAGCAAAGGTCCGTGCTCATCAAGCAAAAGTTGACCAAGAAAATGCTGCAGAACGTGCTAAAGACCCATCACAGGGTCGCTATCCCAAAGGATAATGCTTTTACATAGACTCCCACTTGATGAATGGTTTGATGATATCCCTCATCCCCATGATGATATGCCCATAGCTACTAATGATAGATTTGATATGTATGGATCATCCGATGCAGATGATGCATACAATCCCCAATACTCTAAAGAAGAAGTAATTGAAGAGGTAGTTGAGGATAATATACATGAAAAAATGTATGAAATTGCTACAGCAAAGTATAATCCTTTTGCTGTAGGGGGATCTGAAAGTATTCATGACTTCCAAGGAGGATCTGAAAATGCCAGCCGTCTCTAAGAAGCAACAAAGATATTTTGGATATCTCTTGTCTAATCCAGAGGAGAGAAAGAAAAAGGGTATTAGTAAAAAAGCAGCAAAGGATTTCGCTCAGGATATTCAGGAAGTCTCACCTCCTGGTTGGGGTCATACGAAGGCAGAGAAAGAAAAGACAAAACCTTGGAAACCTAAGTCAAAGATTGGGGGAACTGCTGCTGCCTTTAAGAGAGCATTAGATGATGGTAGATTCAAAGGACTTCCTGGTAGTAAAACCAAGAAGGAAAAGACTGCTGATATGTTTAAGTTAATGTGGTCTATGAAAAAGAAAGGGGATAAACCACATTACAAACCTGGTACTGATAAGAAATATAAAAAATATCAAAAAGAAGACACGACTATGCAGGATAACAATCTTTTTGGTGATGCTTATGCCACTTTAAAGAAGAAGATTGGTAGTAAAAAGAAGCATAATAAACCTGCTTTTAAAGAGGGAATTTCCTTTCAAAATTTTATGAGTAAAGTTTAGGGATATATAGTTGAGATCTAATTAAAAAGATGACTGATTTGGGACTTGATGCCTCTCAGGAGACACGTATCACTGTAATGCAATTAAAAATTGAGAGATTGGAAGAGAAGCAAGATGAGCTTCGTGAGCGATTAAAAGTAGTAGAAAAATGGGTAGTAGGAGCAGCCGCAGTATTGGCAGCAGCTACTACAGTCATAGGATTTGCTACTAATATATCTAAAGCATACTTGTAAATCAGAGGCAAATCTTGGGTCTCTAGTTTTTATAAATAATTTTACGAAAAAATTTTCAGAAGGATAAAAGAATGGCACTTTGGGGTATTTCAACGAACTCGGAGAACTGGGCTAATAATTATGCCATACCTAAGTTCTTAAATGATACAGATAGGAATAACACTCCTTGGAACTGTTTTGCTGATGATCGTGGATGGATATACAGACGTTATGCAACAACTGAACATTCAGGTTTAGGTACGATCTATACCGATGAAGTGTTAGTTCCAATTGCTGGTCTTAACACTGTTCCTAATCTATCAATTAATTTTGATGGTACTACTGTTGCAGCAGCAAATGCAACACACCATACAGGTATTGCTCCTGCAACTCCAGTCGCAGTATTCTTTGAAGATCCTAATCAAGCAAGTAATATTACTGTTTCTGCTGGTGGTACAACTAAAGTTGCACCTGCCGCTACTGCATATGTCCATCTAGTTTACAACGAAAATGTTTTCGTTTCTACTGGAACAACAATTGGTGTCACTCCATTTAATATTAATAATGGAGATGAGGGTAGTGTTCTTACTGGATATGCTGTTTCTGCCGTTGGTGATATAAACGCTTATACTAATGTTGGTATTGCATCTACTGGTGGTCCTGGTGGATATGCTAGTGGTAGTGCAGGAGGTATACAAGAAGTTTATAGTTTGACTGGACTTGCTGGTGCTGACTTTGCTGGACAAATTACTAACAGAGTAGCATTTGCGTTTACTGCTCCTGCAGCTACTGCGTTAAAAACTGCGAATAATGTATTTGCACAAGTTAGTGCAGCATTTACATCAGCAACTAAGGTTGCCGATGGTGGTGTTGGTGTAGGTACTACAACCTTCTTTGTTGCCGAATCTGATCTAACAGGAGTCGTTGCAGGTGTAAGTTCTGTTACTATTAACACTAATCAGGGAATAGGTAAGACCAACGCACCAATTGCTTCTGTAGGAAGTACTTCCTTCACTGTTGGTAGACCAGGTGTTACAACTGCTGGATTCTCTACTATCCGTGATCAAATTCCAGTAGGTGTGGGTGCTACAATTACGTTCAGTAATTTAACTGCGGCTACCAAACTTAAAGTCAATATGGATTATGGTATAGTGGGAACAGTTACTTCATTCTATGATGGAACTGCTGCTATTAAGACATTTATAAATCCTGGTGTTGGTACTGCTGCTGGTGCTGCTTTACCGCTAGGTATTGATAGACAGGTTGGTGGTGCTGGTACATACATGAGTGGATCCTTTGAACCCAATGAATCTACAGGATCTGTAGATGGTTCAGGTATCGTTGGACTTGGAACTACTGCACTCTTAGTTGGTTTTGCTGATACAACCTTCTAAATTTTCTTTAAACTGCATAATATGATATGATTTTCAATGAATTGAATGCTCAAAATTTTCCATTATTTGCTATAAAAAATTATGAAAATCCTCAGGCAGTAACTAAAGAAGATTTTGAAAAAGACTTAAATCATTTTAAATATATTAAAAGATTATTGAAAAGGTATAAGAATACAGGTGAGCTTAAAACTCACCTTCTTCTTAATCACTTTATTATTCTTTATAATATATTTGGTGAAGCAACTACTCCAATGCTGTTCTTTAAAATAGAGGAAGAGTTATGGAGTGTTATGAAAACATTTGTTATTTTCTTAGATAAATTGCCTGAATATCCTCATTGTTTTATACATGATGTAGAAATTGATGAGTATTGTCTCTCTCAATTGGATGGGATCCAAGATGGAAAAGAAAAAACTTGATCGCATAATCGATATCATCAGGGAAGAGATGATGACCACAGGTAGTACTCCTACTGCTGCTGGTTTTAGTAGCAAGGCAAATGCTAAAGGCCCTACTGCAGGATTTGATCCTATTATGGGTAAGATGATGAAGAGAAGGAAGAAGTATGTATCGTTAGGAGTGGGATCTAGAAAGCGTTGGATGAAGAAAAAATGAGAACCAGTGATGCCATAGTAGAAAGATTAGAACGTGTAATAGAAACGCTAAGTGATAATTCAATTAAGATGGGCCAGATGCTTGCTGTCCATGATGAAAAATTAGATAAGCAGGATAGAATAGATGCAGTATTATTTGAGAAAGTGGAATCGCTTCACAGGGAAGTTAACCGTCAAAGTGCGGAGATTAAAGCAGGATGTGAGAGAGATATTCGCTTGGTAGATCAACGTCTTCGAGTTATGGAGAAGAAGATGTGGAGTATTTTTGGTGCGTTAAGTATAATAAGTTTTGTAGTTAGTCCAGTTGGTCAGAGAGTTATAGGAGCATCCTTGACACCAACACCTACAACGAGTATGATGGTTGCAGAATAATCCTTCTGAATGAATCTCATTGATTCCAAATATATTGGATTAATATCTTCTAGGTTAGTAAAATTCAAAAGGGTTAAGTCGGATTTATATAATTTTCGATGCCCTATTTGTGGTGATTCTAAGAAAAATAAGACCAAGACTAGAGGATATCTTTATACTGTAAAGGCAGATGTAAATTATAGATGTCACAACTGTGGTGCTTCTATGACCTTTAGTAATTTTCTAAAGGAGATAGATCCTGTTGTTCATAAACAATACGTTTTTGAAAGATTTAAACAAGGTAGCACAGGCAGAGGAAGTGTAGTAGAAGAACCTGTCTTTAAGTTTGAAACACCTAAGTTCAAACCAAAATTAGATCTTCCAAAGGCTTCAACAAATTCACGAGCAAGTGATTATCTTAAAAAGAGAAAATTAAATCCAACTGAATTTTATTATGCGGATAAATTTAAGTCATGGACTAACTCACAGAAGAAAACATTTGACAATATTGATAAGGATCATGCTAGAATTGTAATTCCTCTTTTTTATGAGGATACCCTTATTGGATTTCAAGGAAGAAGTTTAGACCCTTGGATCCAACCTAAATATCTCACCGTAATGTTTAATGATGACTCACCAAAGATCTACGGACTGGATAACATCAGAAGAGATGCTCCAGTCTTCGTTACAGAAGGACCGTTCGACAGTACGTTCCTTTGCAATAGCATCGCTATGTGCGGTGCAGACGGTGATGTTGGGAAGTGGGGTGTTAGCAATCCTGTTTGGGTTTATGATAACGAACCAAGGTCTAAAGAAATTACGACAAGAATCTCCAACACCATCTCAAGTGGAGGATCCGTGGTCATCTGGCCAAAAAATATCCCCGAAAAAGATATAAATGACATGGTTCTTGCTGGACATGATGTTCAAAGCATAGTAGAATCAAATGTATATGATGGACTAGAAGCTACTCTTAAATTTACTACTTGGAAACGAATATGAGCAACGGCACAACAGTTAAAAAGAGGAATGGTAGAGGGACAGAACCCCTTAACCTAGAGAAGATGCATAAGATGGTTGAGGAAGCATGTAAAGGTATTGCTGGTGTCTCTGCTAGTCAGGTAGAGATACAATCTGGTATTCAATTCTATGATGGTATCACTACAGCAGAGATACAAGAGATTCTTATTAAGTCTGCTAGTGATTTTATTGATTTAGATAATCCTAACTACCAGTATGTTGCTGCAAGACTTTTATTATTTGCTGTAAGGAAGAGTCTTTATGGTAAGGTGAGGGAACTTCCTCATCTAGAGAGTCAGATTATGGGTTGCACTAGTGTAGATGTATATGATAAGGAAATTTTTAGTAAGTATTCAAAAGAAGAAATTGATAAAGCCAACACATTTATAGATCATGATCGTGACTTTTTGTTTACTTATGCTGGATTGAGGCAAGTTGTAGATAAATACTTGGTACAAGATAGAAGCACAGGGCAAGCATACGAAACACCTCAATTCATGTACATCATGATTGCCTTGACTATATTTCAAAATTACCCTAAAGAAAAGAGGCTTAATTATGTCAGAAGATACTACGACGCAATCAGCAAGCACAAGCTCAACATCCCCACCCCCATCATGGCAGGAGTCAGAACCCCTCTTCGTCAATTTGCATCTTGTGTTCTGGTTGATTCTGATGACACCCTCGATAGTATCTTTAGCTCTGATATGGCTATTGGCAAATATGTCGCACAACGTGCTGGTATCGGCATTAACGCGGGCAGAATCAGGGGCATCAACAGTAAAATCAGGAATGGAGAAGTTCAACACACAGGTGTGGTCCCCTTCCTCAAAAAATTTGAGTCAACTGTTCGCTGCTGTACGCAAAACGGTATCAGAGGAGGATCAGCTACTGTCCACTTTCCTATCTGGCATCAAGAAATCCAAGACATCCTCGTCCTCAAAAACAACAAAGGAACAGAAGACAACCGAGTCAGAAAACTCGACTACTCCATCCAGTTAAGTAAATTATTCTATGAACGTTTCCTCAGAAACGAGGAGGTATCTTTATTTTCTCCTCACGACGTGCCTGGTCTCTACGATAGTTTTGGGACTGACAGCTTTGATGATCTCTACAAAAACTTTGAATCAGATCAAACAGTTAGAAGAACAACCATTAATGCAAGAGAACTTATCCTTGATCTATTAAAGGAGAGAGCAGAGACTGGTCGTATATACTTAATGAACATTGATCATTGTAATAGTCATAGTTCATTCAAAGACAAGGTTACTATGAGTAACTTATGTCAAGAGATCACTCTACCTACTACACCTGTTCAACATATAGATGATCCTAATGCTGAGATAGCATTGTGTATATTATCTGCTATTAATGTGGGTAAGATTAATAAGTTGGAAGAGATAGATGAACTTGCTGAACTTGCTGTAAGAGGATTGGATGCTCTGATAGATTACCAGAAGTATCCTGTAAAGGCAGCAGAGCTTAGTACAATCAATCGTAGGTCACTTGGTATAGGTTACATAGGTTTGGCACATTATCTCGCTAAGAATGGTGCTAAGTATGATAGCGTAAAAGCTTTTGACTTGGTTCACAAACTCACAGAGAGATTTCAGTTTGCTTTATTGACTGCATCTAATCGTCTTGCAATGGAGAAAGGACCGTGCGGTTACTTTGGTAAGACAAAGTATGCTGACGGTATATTACCTATCGATACATATAAGAAGGACGTAGACGAGATAGTACCAAATGATCTATCATGTGACTGGGAGCATCTTAGGGGAAGGATATCCGAGTATGGGTTACGGCACTCAACATTGTCGGCACAAATGCCTTCGGAGAGCAGTTCCCTTGTGTCAAATGCTACCAATGGAATCGAGCCTCCTAGAGACTACTTGTCCACTAAGAAATCAAAGAAGGGGCCTCTTAAGCAGATTGTTCCATCATATACTACACTAAAGAATAACTATACTTTGTTGTGGGATATGCCAAACAACGATGGTTACATTAAAGTTGTTGCAGTAATGCAAAAGTTTTTTGATCAAGCTATTAGTGGTAACTGGTCTTATAATCCAGAGAATTACCCAGACAATGAAGTACCTGTATCAGTTATGGCAACTGATTTATTAACAACCTATAAGTATGGTTGGAAGACTTCTTACTATCAGAATACATATGATGCTAAGAAGGATGGAGAAGAAGAAGTGAATGTAGATAATCTTATTAGTGATATATTAAATTCTAACGAGGAGGAAATCTGTGACAGTTGTGCAGTCTAAAGAGATCACTGGTATGACAGTCTTCAATAAGAAGTCTGTCAATACTACTAAACAGTATATGTTTTTTGGTCCACCATTAAGTGTTCAAAGATATGATTCGTATAGATTTCCTACATTTGATCGACTGACACAGCAACAACTAGGATACTTCTGGAGACCTGAAGAAGTATCACTTCAGAAAGATCGTGCTGACTATGGACAACTTACAGAACAACAAAAACATATCTTTACCAGCAATCTTAAGTACCAGATTATGCTGGACTCCGTACAAGGTCGTGCTCCTGGTATGGCTTTCATTCCATACTGTTCACTACCTGAGCTTGAAGCTTGTATGACTGCGTGGCAGTTTATGGAGATGATTCATAGCAGATCATACACATATATCATTAAGAATGTATACTCTGATCCTTCAGATGTATTTGATACAATTCTTAAGGATGATAATATATTATCAAGAGCAGAGTCTGTTACAAAATCTTATGATGAGTTTATAAATTATGCTAATGAGTATGGTCAGAGTACTGCTTGGACAGAGGGTATGAGGGATCATCCTAATTCAGAATGGACAAGAAGAGATCTTAAGAAGTATCTTTATAGAGCAGTTGCTAACGTTAATATACTAGAGGGTATTAGATTCTATGTAAGTTTTGCTTGCTCCTTTGCATTCGGTGAGAACAAACTGATGGAAGGTAGTGCAAAGATCTTATCCCTTATTGCCAGAGATGAATCACAACATCTTGTACTCACCCAACAGATAATGAAGAACTGGTCTGAAGGTAAAGATGACCCAGAGATGCAAGAGATAGCAGAAGAAGAGAAAGAAACTGTTGTACAAATGTTTAAGAACTGTGTAGATGAAGAGAAGGCTTGGGCTAATTATCTTTTCAAAGATGGTAGTATGATAGGATTAAATGATAGACTGTTGCATAATTATGTTGAGTGGATTGCTAACAGGAGAATGAAAGCAATAGGTTTGAAACCTATATATGATCAACCCCTTAGAAATAATCCATTACCTTGGACTGAGCACTGGCTCAACTCTAAGGGTCAACAAAATGCACCACAAGAAACGGAGATCGAATCGTATGTCGTTGGAGGAATCAAACAAGATGTCACCGAAGATACCTTCGCTGGATTCCAGCTCTGATATAGAGTGGAACCTAGAGGATCTACAGAAGGCAATCGTTGATAATGCTGAAATGTATGACCAACTACTAGACAAGGCAGGCCAACACGAGTTACCAGACCAGACAGCAGAAGCAATGTGGGAAATGGAACGTAAACTTTGGTCACAAAGAGAAGGAAAGCTTGACGAATCATCTTATTAATGCTATTGTATCAATATGAACCATTATGTAATGGTTTACTGACATAAATAGTCAGTAGGTATCACCTGATACCTTTTCGTTCATCCCAAAAGGGACGCAAGTAAGCCGACTCGGAACGGACACGTTCATCCTATGGAATTTTTATTAGCTGCTGCATTAACTTGTGCCGATGTATCAAGATTGGTAGATCGTGCTCAGACTGAGAGAAATCTCAGTGCTGAAACCAGACAAGAGATAGTGGAGATGTACCAAGTACATCTTACGGAAGCAGTAGGACTAGAGTGTACATGGGACGCAAAAGCCGACTGAAGGAACGGTCTAATAAACCTAATCCTACAGGAGAAAACAAATGGCACAAGTCACTTACCGTGGTGTCAAGTACGACACTGATACACGCAAAGCAACAAGCACACAACAGGTTCAAGAAACCTATAGAGGTGTTAAGTTCCAAAAAGAACTTGCTACTGCATAAAGAATCAAGGGGGTTTACATACCCCCTTTTTTAATATATAATAGAACTATGAATAGGATCAATGCTTCATATGAGAGACCAATTAATTAGAGCAGTGCTTGCTCATGCTCATGGAGAGATTGAAAAACATAAGGCTAATGTCAATGTTTATCTTGAGCATCCAGCAGGTATAGGAGAGCACTCAGACATCACAGAGGCAATACAATGTGAGTTGGATAAGATTGCTAGGTATCATGACCAGGTAGAAGTCATTGAGAAATATTTTAAGTAATGGAAAGAGATAAACTAAAACTTATAGTTAAGAATTTAAAGTTGCTAGTAGATTCCCTAGAGTCTGAAGTATATTCTGATGTGTCAGCATATAAATACGAAAGCACACCCCATATCACAGACTACGACGAAGTATTTGATGACGATGATGGGTATCCAGACTAGTATGAATGAAGGACAAGAAGGCAGCAAAGAAACTTTTAAGATTAGCAAAGGAGCATCCTGATTGGTATAGTAAGAAAGATATATTTTATGCTAAACAGATTAAGAAACAACTGAAACGTGACAAGAAACATCATGAACGTGAAATTGGTAACAGTAACCCCAAAGGCAGAAGAGACTATGGGTTACGTGGCAAGAGTGAGCAACCCAAAGAATCAGGACAATCCCAAGGTAGCTGGTTTACTAAGCTATTGCATAAAGCACGGTCATTGGTCGGTCTTTGAGCAAGCACATCTGACAGTGGAGATTGAAACTACAAGAGGATTAGCAGCACAGATATTAAGACATAGATCATTTACTTATCAAGAGTTTTCTCAAAGGTATGCTGATAGTAGTATGCTGAGTAAGGTTATTCCTCTACCAGAATTAAGAAGACAGGATGATAAGAATAGACAGAACTCTATTGATGACTTAGATCCTTTTGTGGTTCAAGATTTTGATCTTAAAATGCAGAGACATTTTGTTGAAGGGATGAAACTCTATAAGGAGATGTTGGATGCTGGTGTTGCTAAGGAGTGTGCTAGGTTTGTTCTACCACTTGCTACACCAACTAAATTATACATGACTGGTTCTGTAAGGTCGTGGATACACTACATCAATCTACGTTCTGCTCATGGAACACAGAAAGAACACATGCAAATTGCTGAGAATTGTAGAGCAATCTTCAATGAACAGTTTCCCATTGTTGCTGAAGCCCTTGGTTGGCTCTAAATAAAACTACACAACTATTTACCTATGCCTACTTACCCTGTGAAAAATCTAAAGACTGGAGAGACTCAAACTCTTTCTATGTCGATGAGTGCTTATGATAATTGGAGAAAAGATAATCCTGACTGGGATAAAGATTGGAGTCAGGGATGTGCTGGAGTAGGAGAAGTGGGAGAGTGGCAAGAGAAATTGGTCAGAAAGAATCCAGGTTGGAATGATGTACTACACAAGGCATCTAAAATGCCTGGTGC